CTGGCGGGAACCTATGGTTCACAGACAATGGTGGACGGTTCTGGAAAGTGCCACCGATGAGCCTACCGAGTGGGACTGGTATTGTTTCCTATGCACTAAGCGGGCAGACTGAGTTAGTGACCATCGCACAGAATGGTGTGTTCTTCGTCCTGAGCACCTCTCTAAACTTCTTCAGCATCACTGACGCTGGGGTAGTGACGACGTTCACAGCTCCGACCACAACCCCCGCATCACAGATTGGAGGCATATGTACTGGTCCGGATGGTAACTTATACATCGCATTCACGAATACAGGTGGCGCTGGAACATACCACGGTGTTTATCAGTATTCCTCTGCGGGGGTACTTCTCAACACCTACCTGATTACGCCGAGCACGAGCGGCAGCGTAGAGGGATTGACAATAGGACCAGACGGTAATCTGTGGGCATTATTTTTCTCCTTCGAGTCTTTCACTAGCGTTCTTGTGCTATCTTTCGCTAACCCCAGCGTCATATTGCAGACTATCCCTATCGTGTCCTCGCCTGGTAACTATCAGACGCAGCAGTACCCACTTGTCCCTGGTCCCGACGGGAACATGTACATGACGGTGTCCGTCAACCGCAGTGGTATGGCCGGACTATATGACAACTACCTAGTGCAGATGACGACCGCAAATCCATCTGTGGTCACAATGATACTCATCACTAACCCTCCATCACAGGGCACGTTAGCCGGTACGACCACCGCACCATGTCAGGGACCAGATGGGGCTATCTGGATGGGTTGCGGAACACAAGGCATACTTAAGGTGACGTAACGAATGAACGCGGTGCTAGAGATGGGTAGTGCTGACACTAGTAGTGTACCGTCCGTTGTCTTTGACTCATTTACGGATATCAACGGCACCGATCTATCTGCACATACGATTGGTCCAACCAATACTATCAACACAAGTTGGACGGATACTAGCAGCGTCTATAAGATTCAAGGTAACTTAGCACAGACGAATACCAACGCACTCAACTTCGCCACATGTAGCGGGGGCAACGCCAACAACACTGTCAGTTGCAAGGTCAAGATTACGGATGCCGGAGCAATAGCCAGTGACGCCGTCGGCATATTCACGCGCTTTCAGAACGTCAACAACTTCTGGCGAGCGATTCTATTCAGCAATGCACTTGACATATATGACATGGTGGCCGGCACCCCTACGTTACGGGCATCGACCCCCCTAGTAATCAGTAGCGGAACATTCTATAACCTCGTCGTCAGTGTCAACGGTACCACGATCACCGCAACAGAAACCACTACCAATACGACCGTCAGCTTCACGATGGCGACTGGAGCAGGACAGACAGGAGTCGGCATACAGGGGTTCAATGGAACTGGTACGGGAACCATCAACTTCAGCAACTTCCAGATAACGAACCCATAGAGGTAACGATGGACCAGATAACAGTAACAGGTGAAACGGTAACGCTCGTGCACTTCACGCATCAAGTCGGCGCGGAGTGGCGGATCGCCTGCATGCCGGGGATGGTGGAGTTTCACCAGACCAAGTTCCATCCGAACTACATGCGCACCAACGACGCACGCGCTGTTACCTGCCCAGCCTGCAAGCAACTGACGAAGGGGAGCACCGGTGGGAAGTAAGCGAGTCGTTGACATACGGGTACTGCCGGGCGAGCCGACGGATGGGTCGGGGCGCGTGTGCGTCCACCTGTTCGTGCAGGACGAGCGGGGGCTGATAGTCGAGCCGCACGCACTACACCCAGTGTTCAAGGACGGCGAGCAGGTAAAGCAGAAGGTGCAGGCAAAGCCCACGCACGGGCGACTGGCGTGCGACCCAAAGCGGGGTGTCGCACCGATCACGCACAGGGGCCTGACACTCGTCACGCCGCGCACCGACGACCCGCGTGCGGTGACGTGCGTCAAGTGCAAGGCGTCGACGGATTACGCGGATGCAATGATAAGGATCGCGCAGGCAGAACAACACAACTCAGTGAAGGGGTAATAGCATGGCAGCAGCTCTGGTCCTGCCGATCTCTGGACCTTACACCGGTGTATGGAATGGATTTAGCTTAGGTACGCAAGGGGATGACGGCTATGTGCTGCGCGGTGCGTTCCAGGGGCAGGAGGTCAACACCTCAGACGCCTACGGGATGAGTTTGGTTGAAGCCATCTGGCGCGGACTCAACTGGCGACTGACCTTCCGTGGTCTGGAGTTCAACCGGCCCGGCATCCTTGCGGCGATGCAGGCGATGGGGTCGACTGGTGCGCCGAACACCACGTTCACACCGATCCTAGCCAACGTGGGTGCCCGCATGTCGGCGTTCGCACAGCCGCTTGTGCTGTCGGCAATCCTCGGCAACCCGCCTACTATGCCACAGACGCTGACGGCGACCAACGCCGTCGTCGCACCGCAGAGCAACGTGGAGTACATTATGACATCGAAGGTACGCGAGGCACCGTTCGAGATGGTCCTGCTGCCGTACCAAGCGGTGATCGGCAGCCTAGTGGTCAACCTCGCCTTCTCGACGACGTAGGAGTGTAGTCGGTGGCAGATGAGGCAGTGCTTCGTATAGTGTTGCAGGACTCAAGCGGCGGGGGATCGGTTCCCACGTCGCAGGCGCCGACGTCCATAGGTGCCGACACCGCCGTAGACACGTCCACCCCAGCCGGTAAGTCGCAGTACCAGCCGCCGTCGCAGCGGACCGCGTACCCGACACCACCCAAGCCGCAGCCATTCAAGCCGGAGCCGTCAGGACTGGACGAGATACTGAAGGTGGTCGATGGCCTGCGCGGGACGATAGGCGGGTACCTCGGCCCGATCATCGGTGCGACCATCGACGCGGTGTCGGGGTTCCGCAAAGCACAGATCGAGGCCGAGCGGCAAAAGTACGAGGCACAGGACCAGCCGCCGCCGGAGCAGGTGACAGCGGGCAACATACCGATGGTCCAGCCCGCGTATCCCGTGGCGACCCGCCCACAGGCGACAGGGATCTTGGACCCAGCCGAAGACATGATGTCGGGCGCTGCTATGGCAGTTCCCATAATTGGTGCGGCTTTAGCTGCGAAGAAGGTAGCGGAGGAGATAAACAAGGCGATCATCGGCGGCATCAAGGACGTGATAGGTGGTGCCGGAAGTATAGCGTCTAGCATAGCATCGCCCAACGCCGATCCGTCCGTGCCGATCTACCAGCTGAGCGACGCGGCGAGCAGGGCCGGTGAGGAGTTGACGAAGTACGTCCCCGTGCTCGGTTACATGACCGTCGCCACCGGCGAGGCTGGCAAGGCACTGGCGGGCCTGATGCAGAACCTCGACAAGACCGCACAGCGGTACGGTGAGTACAGCCCGGAGATCGCGCAGGCACAGGCATACGCGGAGATCCGCCAGACGATGGGCGACTTCCGCCGTGCACAGGAGTCCGCGAGCGAGCTGGCACGGTACGTCTACGTCCAGGCGGACCTACAGCAGAAGTTCGAGGACATAAAGATAAAGCTACTGAACCAGCTACTCCCTATCGTCACGGGAATACTGGAGACACTGGAGGCCATCATGCCGTCAGGCGAAGGCATAGAGAACGCGGTGGGCACGCTCGCGGGACCGCTCAACGGACTAGCGGCGTCGTTAGGCGTCATAGCGAGCCTGACGCCGAACCCCAACGACCACGACGTACTCGACCCGACCGACACCATACTGACTGACCGTGTAGTGGCACCGTTCCTCGACAATCCGAGAGGTGCGTAGTGTTCAACTTCACGACGGGTCCGTCGCTGGTACCGGACATCGGGACGCTCTCCTACAACGGGTGCGAGTTCTCACCGCTATTCGTGTCGAACGTGTCTGGCAACGCGATAAAGGATAACGCAACGCGCACCGTCAAATACATGGAGTACGCGATCACGGCAGACGGGTACGTGACGCTTGCGACGGAGACGGCCGAGCGGCAAAGCGGGCAGGAGGGAGTCACCATCAACGCGACGATGGCGACGCTGCAACTGCTCCTGTGTGCGCAGGGCGGGTACCTGCAATACACTGGGCGCGGGTTCGACATCGTCGTAAACCCGCCAGGCGGGTCGTTGGGTCTAAGCGACGTAGCGTGGGGACCGGTACCGGAGCTACTTGAGTTCCAGCCGCTCGGCGGCGGGCTGTCGGCAAAGGTCAAGTGGCAAGTCAAGGTGAGGTTCTTCCCGCGCGTACTGACGCAGGGCGGCGGCAATAACGCATTCAATGCGTTCAACCCGAGGGGACTACTCCAGTTCAACTACGAGACTGGTGTAACCTACACCGATGACGGGTATAGTCAGCTGTCGATACGCGGGACGATGGAGATACCCATCACGCGGTCGACGCAAGCGTCCCGTAACGTTACCACGACGGTAGACAACTACCGACAGCAGATCGAGAACCGTATATTCACTGGCATCGACCTGACGCGGTTCCGCGTTACGCGGCGAGAGTTCAACGTGTCGCGCGACAAGCGCACGATGGAGTGGGACTACGGGCTGGAAGAGCTGGCATACATGGACCTGCCGTTCTACTGCACCCTTGCACGGGGCACCTACGACGTCAAGCCGGCGAAGGCGGGCATGGGACTGTGCCTGTGGTTGTGTACCCTGCGTGCGACCTACACGCTACGCGGGGACGCACCGCGCAGGATCGCGTGGCTAGGGTTCCTCGCACTGCTCCAGTGGCGCATGGCACAGTCGCTGCGCGGGGTGGTCCCAACCCTGAACAACAATAACAACCAGAACCCATCAGCACCCGTCGGCAACCCGCTAGTTGGGTTTTTCGTGGGCCTGGCGAACGCGGCTAGTCCGTTCACGCTGTACCGGTCGGTGTTCCAGGGGCAGCAGCAGGCGACGAACGCGGCACAGAACACCAAGCGCGCGTTCTTGATCGACTTCTCGTTCAACGAGGGGGTGTACCTCGACTCCAAGACGGTGTCGTTCTCTGCGACGTGGCGGTTAGCAACAATGTTCAGCCACATCCTGCTCGCCAGCGGACTGTGGAACAAGCTGCCAGAGAGGGACGGGGCGGGTAACAATATCTGGGCTTCGACTGTGCGCGACATAAGCGGGCAGAGGTCGTGGCTGCCCAACCAGCTCGATCCGACGCTAGACGTGATCGTCGACTTCGGAGGTGGTTAGTGCCGTTCAAGAACACCAACGTCGCACTCGGCTTGTCGGCGAAAGGACCATTCCAGGTCGGCCGCAACGACGTGGACCCTGGCACTGTTGCCGAGAAGGGTGTACTGATACCGTGGGCATCGGATCCAGCATCGTCGTGGTGTTACTTCGACTGTGCAATCGGCACGATGCTCGATAGCGGCATCGTGGTACACAACCGACTGCCACAGGTCAACAAGGGGTTCGACACGATAGCAATGTCTGCCCTCGACGATCCAAAACTAGACGTATTCAAGGGCAACGGGGTCAACCTGACGTGCAAGGACCAGTACACCGACATCGTGCAGCGTATGGGACACGCGCGGTACTGGTTCCGCATATGGGGGCAAGCACTCCGATTCGGGTACCAGATACCGATCCCCGGCATCAAGACCATCGGCGGCGTGCCTGCCATCCCATACGACCGCAACCCGCAGTGGGGGTACAACACAATCGCACCGGGGGCTAACTACTCTGGCGTGATACTGTGGTACGCGCAGTGGAGCCTGTGGTACACGACATCCGTGCCGCCGGTGAACGACACAGTGCCAGCGTCCGACCCGGCGGCACACATCGTCGGTACCGCGACGCTGCCCACGGGCATGCAGGCACCGTTCAGCCAGCCGGACAGCGACGCACTGGCACAGAGCGGCGGGTCGCTGCCGATAGGTGTAGCACTGGGGGGCAAGAGGTAGCACATGGACGCGATACAGCAACCAAGCACCAATGGCAGCGGCGTGGATATGAACCACGTCGCCGAGCTGCTACAAGACGACCCCACCGTTGGGTACAGGCCGCAGATGCCGCTTGAGTCGATGTGGCTGTCGGGCAGCGACATGCCGCAGATCACGCTGCGCCGCGACATCGAGTTCATGCAGTACCATCCCGTTGTTTGCACCGCGCTCAACTACTACAAGAGCGGCATATCAGGTGCGGAGTTCTGGGGCGGGCCTGACCACCAGAACCCCACCAACGTGCAGGGCAAGCCGATCTCTCCCGACCCACGCGTCGCCGAGTTCGTCATGGCACACGCGGAGCGGTTCTGGCAGCGTGGCGTGCCGCTGCTACAAGAGGGGTACGCATACGGCTGGCTGCCGGGCCAGCACATGTACAAGGAGGTCGATGGGATGATGACGTGGTCGCATCTGAAGGACTTCCACCCCAACGACGCATTCATCCTGACACTCAAGTACCAGCCCATTGGCGTGCGCATCAAGAACATACGCGAGAAGCAACCCATCGACCTGTGGTTCGCAAGCGAGGCGATACCCGCGAAAGCGTGCTGGTACCCGCACAGGCCTCGGTTCGGGCAGTTCTACGGACGGTCGCAGCTCATCGGCGCGTGGCGTCCGTGGCGGCGGCTGGGCTGGCGCGACGCCGTGGAGCAGGTGATCGACGCGGCTATCTACCGTGCCGGTTACAAGGGGCCGATAGTGCGGCACCCGATAGGCGACACGGCGATCACCACCAAACAGGGCGTGCCCGCTACGACGCAGGACAGCCAGGGCAACCCGCGCCGCAACAACCGTGACGTGGCACGACAGATGGTCGAGTGGGCTAAGGCTGGTGCGGGGTTCACGTGCTCCAGCGAGCAGTACACGCAGGCACAGGGCGGTGGCCCGAAGTGGGACATTGAGTGGCCCGAGCACGTCATGGACGTGCGACCGCTCATCGAGGCGGCACGGTACCTGGAGGACCAGATCATGCTCGGCGTCGGCGTGCCGCCCGAGCTGATAAAAGCCGGCGGCACGGGCAGCGGGTTCAGCGGTCGCAGCATCCCGCGTGACGCATTCCTCGACGGGCAGCAGTGCATCGCCGACAACATGCTCCAACTATTCGTGGAGCAGGTGATCCGGCCTCTAGTGCTATGGAACTTCGGAGACATACCGTTCGAGATCAGCTGCAAGTCGCTCCTACAGACGCAGTCCGAGAACGAGCAGTCCGAGCAGGCCGGTACCGCCGTGCAGCAGCCGGGCGGCGGGGCACAACAAGATGGACAACCTCCTAACAATGATAACTGGACACCAGTGTCTCCACAACAGCAACCCCCACAGCCACAGTCTGCCTTATCTCTTACCGGTGAGCGTGCGGAGCGGGTGATTGAAGTCATGCGGCGTGCGATGCAGAGGAGGGCGGCGTGACGCAACCGATCACACCTCAGCGACGTGCCCTCTGGGCCAACCGCGTGATGCACGACTGCCTGCTCGAACTCAAGGCGGGTGACGACGTCGACATAGCACTGAGTGCGGCAGAGATCATCATATCGACCCAGCCGTTCCCCGACGACGAGGGACTGGGAGACGACATCGAGCCGATAGGCACCAGCGATGGGAAGCCGGTAGATACCGCA